GTAATGATATATGGCGACGTATGTTGGACTGTGTGGGACTAATTGAATCTGTCGGCAAAACTTACTATTCACGACACTTCCTGAATATTAATTCACGCGACTTCGTTTTCCATGAAGACGGTTTGAAGATCCGTTATGGATGGAACGATGTACTGGACCAGAATGAGAGGAATAAAATAATAAAGGATGATACTGGTTTAGATGTGGAAACATTCACGGAAATCAAGAATAGGCTGACTGTCAATTCAGTAAATAAAAACACAGGACTGAAGACGTTGATTGGGCAAAGAAAAATAAACACTCGCATTGAGAATCCACGTACGGATGATGTTGTTACGTACGATCTGAAGCCGGTATATAAACGCCATTACCGGATTAAGGAGGTCGTCCATTATAGTATGGTCGACTTTGTGAACTCAGGGTTAATGGTGGGAATGAAAAGAAGTGCTGTGAGTGATGGTGATAGGATGAGTACAAAAAATGCTGTGAGTGAACACGACGATATCGGTTCTCGCGCTCATGAATTGATTGAATGCGCGCCCCTGGATCTTCGCGATCGTGTAATGCAAAAATTCATCGATTTTAATTATGATGTTCTGACATCGATCCACGTTCCGTGGTTCATGCCTCGATGGTTGGGAGGTTTGGGCTTGCCCACTTACTTCAATCGTCATGGTGATTACTGTGGTCCGACTATGTTAGACTATGGGAAAGCAAAGAACATAATATATAATTTCAAGAAAGCAAATATACAACACGCGATCGATGCTCCGTGGAAGGTCCACTCACTCCTCTTTAAGGGAAACGAAAAGAAATTTATCCCCCCGGTATTCGATAGAAGTCAGATGATTCCCTCGGACGATGTTGAGGCAATAAGACGTTACGACCGCGTTTATTCTGCGGCTGTTGTCTCACTCCTCTTTAACTCGTCCGTTCATTTTCCTGACCTTTACGATGATCGATTCCAAGACGCGTCGACGAAAGCATTGCGGCATAACGAGAAAGTTTGGAAGGCTTTTAAACCTCTTCAACATCCCGATATTGCTCGCATCAATCGTTCCTCACGTGACACGAAACTGATCTTTCCTGTAAAGTCGATATCCGGTGATCAAATCACGGGGTCCCTCAAAATGGTTGGTGGAAATTATTTTTCCCTCGATGATCCAACAAAAAGAAAAGATGATGATTTTGCTGTGGAAACAGTTATGAAACTTACCACGCGAACATTAGATATGAAGAAAATTCCTCACGCAACAAAATT